ATGAGCAGAAAAACCCAACGTTACTCTAAAGAGTTCAAAGCCGAAGCTGTCAGAACGGTTCTTGAAAATCAACCTTCGATCAGTGAAGGCGCTTCCCGATTATCCCTTCCTGAAGGCACTTTAGGACAATGGGTTACCGCCGCCAGAAAAGGGCTCGGTACTCCTGGTTCCCGCACGGTGGCTGAACTGGAATCTGAAATTCTGCAACTGCGTAAGGCGTTAAATGAAGCTCGCCTTGAGCGAGATATATTAAAAAAGCAACAGCGTATTTTGCACAGGAGTCGCTGAAAAATACGCGTTAATCGAACAATGGCGACAACAATTTCCCATTGAAGCGATGTGTCAGGTATTTGGTGTATCCAGGAGCGGTTATTACAACTGGGTACAGCATGAACCCTCAGACAGAAAACAAAGTGATGAGCGGCTAAAACTGGAGATTAAGGTGGCACATATCCGCACTCGCGAAACATATGGAACCCGGCGGCTCCAGACGGAGCTGGCAGAGAATGGCATCATCGTTGGTCGTGACCGACTGGCACGTCTTCGTAAGGAGCTAAGGCTACGCTGTAAGCAGAAACGCAAGTTCAGAGCGACTACGAACCCGAACCACAATCTGCCAGTTGCGCCAAATCTGCTGAACCAGACGTTCGCTCCTACAGCACCAAATCAGGTCTGGGTGGCGGACCTGACGTATGTTGCCACACAGGAGGGATGGTTGTACCTCGCTGGCATCAAAGATGTTTATACGTGCGAAATTGTCGGCTACGCCATGGGAGAGCGCGTGACAAAAGAGCTGACAGGTAAAGCCCTGTTTATGGCGCTCAGGAGCCAGCGCCCACCTGCCGGGCTAATCCACCACTCTGATCGAGGTTCACAGTACTGCGCATACGATTACCGGGTCATACAGGAGCAGTTTGGTCTGAAAACATCAATGTCGCGTAAAGGTAACTGTTACGACAACGCTCCGATGGAAAGCTTCTGGGGAACTCTGAAAAATGAGAGCCTGAGCCACTATCGTTTTAATAACCGGGATGAAGCCATCTCAGTAATACGGGAATACATTGAGATTTTCTACAATCGTCAGCGTCGTCACTCTCGTCTGGGGAATATCTCCCCGGCAGCCTTCAGGGAAAAATATCATCAGATGGCTGCTTAAAAAAAGAACAAATGGTAGTGTCCGCTATTGCCAGTACACCTCAATTCTTTGGCATTTTTTACCTCGTTACGCGCGTCTGTGGCTTTGCCAACGGATACTTCCGCGTGCGCACGAGTGAACCAGTGCGTGGCAACGTCTTCCTCCACAACATGACGGCCTTTAACAAACTCGCGCCGAGAACCGTCGGGAAGCGTGAGCACAAACGGGGTATGTACGTGTATTACTGCATCATTTTTTGCCATCGGGTCATCCTTAATGGCCCCGCCAGGGGGCCATGTGGCTGTTAAATGCCATCAACGTACGAAATGGTTTCTTTGTACACTGGCTCGACTGCACCCAGCTTGCCGTAGTAAGTGACGATCTGATACAGACCGCGATACTGCACCGGCACGCTCTGAAGCGGAACCAGCGGGTAGCGGACGTATTTTTTATCGTTGGTGTACGCAACCATGCGATCCTTATTCCCCACACCACGGCCTTTCAGCCATTTAACCGCGCGGATATTCAGCGGAACACCGTTCTGGTGATAGCTGATGGTGTTGGTCTGAAGGTACGTCAACAGGGACTGGTTACCTGCAGATGAAACGATGATGCTGGACAACAGAGCAAACTGCTCAGGCGGGATCAGCAAATCACGCGGAACCACAGAGTAACCAGAAGCGGCCCACGCATCAGACAGCACCTGGTTAATGCTTGCGCGGATTTCGTCCGGTGTTGAGGTTGCCCACGTTTTGGCAGCGTTGTTGACAGGCACGCCGTCCAGGGTAACAAGGCCTTTCAGGTTTAATGCGGAATCGCCAACATATACCTGTTCATCGTTATCCATCTGCCATTTCAGTTGCATACCGTCATACTTCTGCGTATCAATCGGGCGGCCGACCTGCTGAGCAGCCTGCAATTCTATGACCGTCCAGCCAAGTTCCATCCCCCACAGGTTCAGCGGGTTACCGGATTTGCCGATATCCACGTTCACGCCAGCAATAGCGGTTGAGTCTTTGCCTACCCAGTTTTTTCCATTCGGATTTGCGCCAGTACCCGCAGCGGCGAAGCTGGTATTCGTCCAGCTGGAAATGTCATCTGCGATGGAGACGTCTTCACGCAGTTGAATATCGCGGCTCCAGGTGTACCCCACCAGTGGCAGGTTCAGCGTCTGGTCGAGTCGCTCCAGCTCCCCGATGAGAAAGGCACCAGAGCTGTCAACGGTTGCCTGATCAAAAGTAATCATTCGTCTGTTCCTTAAATCTTCCAGGAAATTTCTGCATTGCCGTCAGCATCACCGGCACCTGTGAATTCAGCGTTGGTCAGCACCACGTTTTTGCCACTGACTGACGTGGACATGAATCCACCCAGCGGCACTTTGATGGATTCATCAGTGGAGACGACAACGTATACCGGATCGCCTTTTTTGATAGTGCTGGCATCAAAATCAGAACCGAGATTAACGGTCACGTAGCCACGCTTCATGGCGTCGCCCGGGAAGTTCTTGCCTGTTCCCACCTGGCGAACCATGTCCGGCTGCGACGTGGTCGGATAAGGGCGCACGTAGATCCCCTTCACCTTGTCTGCGGTATCACCATCTGCCAGCGGCACGAAAAAACCGTCATCATCGTATTTACCAGCCAGGCCATAGGCAGCGAAGGCGTTATCGGATTTAAGGACCACCGGTTCGACGGTTAAGTCCTGCGGGCGAGAGACAGCCCCGGCAATGCCAACAGGCATCCGGTACAGAAATACATTATTCATTTTTTACCCTTTACGGTTTGCCCAGAATTCAGCGTTTTGTTTGTTCAGGGAAGCGATACTGGTCATGCCCATGTTTAGGCGCTGTGCATCGCCGGTGGTGGCGCGGGTGTTTCGCCCTTTGGCAACCTCAGACACGGCATTAAACGCCATGTCGACCGATTGTTTCGGTAATTTGCGGATATCCGCATCACCGACTATCTGGCGAACCAGCGTTTTGTCAGCAGAAGCCAGAACCTCGCGTTTGAACGCGGTCGGTTTCATCTTACGGCTCAGATCGATACCCGGAACGATAACTTCGGCACGCCAGGCTGAGTCACCAGTAATCGTGGTTTCCTCTTCATCGTCCTCGCCGTCACCGGTCGGATTATCGTCAGGCTTATTATCGTTATCGCCCGTGGCATTTCTTTCCAGCTTAGCCAGCAGGGCTTTCAGTAATGTTTTGAGGTCATCATCACTGTCGCCGGTTGGATCTCCGCCCATCTCTGGTGCTTTGTCCGGTAGTGGTTGCTGCGGGGACAGGTTGATGTTGAGATTAACGCCCTGCGGCAAATCCCCCTCATCTCCTGTAACCGATGCGGGAGCCGACTCCACCAGTTCGTTCATGGTGTCGGCATCTCCTGTCTTGATGGCCGCACGCATGCGGTTCCACCAGTTTTTCTTTTGATTTGCCATTGTGTCTCTGTCTCCAATTGCACAACGATTTCCGGCTCTGCCTTTAGGGACAAGAGCCACATGGTTTCCGGTAATATCGACCTGCTCGGCTTTACCTGGCTCGGTCTGCTCGTACTCCGCGTCATAGCCGCACGACACTTCGCGCAGGCCATCTTCGATAAGCTGAATGGCGCTTTCGTCTTTGACGATAAGGTCAGCCAGCATCAAATCAGACTGCTCACCCGTCCCGCGCCGGACATTCTGGAGGTGCCCGACAGCAAGCTCTTTCCAGTTCTCGGGATTTACCAGCCGCACATTCCCGTTTTCATCTTCAGGATGCAGGATCGTGATGCTCATCCCTTCGAATGAGGCAAGCGTGGCCGGATGGAATACCTGCTCAGGAGAACGCGTGACGACTATTTCACCGAACTTATCGGGTTTCAGTTTTGGCAGGTCATCAGCACCATAGAGCTGCTTACCTGTTCGTCCTATCGGCACGTCTTTGCACAGCAACGAGCCGTCAGCCAGGCGGTATCGGGTTTCCCCGAGCCTGGTCTCAAAAAAGTATTTCATGGGTTATGCTGCCCTTTTCATTGCGAATGGAACGCGAACAAACACGATCTCTTTATAGCAGCGGCAGTTTGGCAGCTCGCCCGCGTGGCCGGTCATGCCGTCCAAAGTTGGAGGTGAATCCCAGCGGACGAATTTACCTTTCATGTGATCGTGGGAATCTCGGACATCGCCATCATCGGCTGTACGCCAAATATAACCATCCGAGCCAATAGCTATCGCTCGGGCCATATCCAGCGCGCCCGTTGCTCTTCCCAGTTCCGTTCGGGCAATCAGATCGGCCCTAGACTTAGCAACATCGCCGGTAGATGCAATCTCTTTAGCAAACTGCTCCGCCCGACCACCGGTGACAACAGCCTCTATCGCTTTGTTCTGGATGTCGTACACCCTGTCTGCGGCCTCGAGAGGCAGAGATTTGATGTACTTGACCTGTTCGGCGATGATGGATTGCATCACCTGGCCCACAGGAGCGCTTTCCACAAGATTGCGGAGCTCGCGACTGATGTTCTTGCTGTGTTGCCGCCAAACTTTCTCGTTCTGCCGGGTTAGGTCCGCAGTAAAGTTTTCCGCGACCTTTGTCGCCCAGGGGGTGATGATTTCACTGTAACGCTCCAGCGCCGCAATAATTTCCGTGATACTGTCATTTGAACCATCGTAGCGACCATTTACGATGTCTCCGACCGCCCTCGCTATCCTGCGTAGGCTGGTTCGATACCGGATTTCCGCCTGACGGCTCCTGCGGTTCGTCATCAGGTTCGCCGATGCCGGGCGGCGCTTCATCTTCGGCATTCTCGATGTCCTCGTCGGTAATGGATGCCCCGATGCCGGTTACGTCAGAATTTTCTCGCAAATCAGTCATAGCGGCTTTCAGTGTCATCAGACCATCACCCAGCGCCGTACTGATTGCGTTGGTGGTGTTTAACGCCACCGTTGAGCGATCGACATCAGACATTTGCCAGAGCGGGTTAAACTCAAACGTGAAATCGTCCGGCAGCGGCTTGCCAAGTTCCGAACGATGCATGATGTCCAGTATCCGCCGCACCGGAAGACGTAAACGCCTCTCCTGCAACGAACTGATGCGATCGTAATAGTTGGCAAGGTCTGCATCACCGGTAGAAAATCCTTTCGGGGACTGTCCGAACAACCGCACCAGTGGGATACCAACAGCGCCACTAATCTGTTCTGCAAACTGCGAAAGGATGTCATCCAGACCACTGAAGCTGTACTGATGGGTTTCAAACTTATCCCGCGAGTCCATGAGCGTCATGCCTTCATTACTCTGGAACTGTCGAATCAGGTCGATATTCTTCAGCAACGCTTCATACGCAGGACCACCAAGTGCGATAAGCTCGCGTAGCTTCTCCACGCTGTAGGTACGCAAATGCGCCTTGTAGACCAGCTGCGCCGCGCCGACAGTAGCGCTGTCGAACGCGGTAAGACGATCCCAGATACGCTCTACAACCGACATTCCCCATTCGTTCTCGGTCATCTTCTGCTGAAATGGCAACGTGACGCCATCAAAGCGAATCAGGCGACTGTGATGAATGCGCCAGGCAGGAATTCCCGTTGCTGTGGTCACCACATCGTAAAACTCAGGTTTACCCAGGTCCGGCCCCATATCTTTAATGCGGCGGGTCAGTGCCGGGTCGACCATCCAGCGGTCGAGCGGGAGAATCCCCTTAAACTTGCCCTTACCGATGGTTTCGGGTCGCAGCGGGGTCATTGGTGCCTGCCCCTCAATCATGATGAAACCCACCGCGCCGCCGTAGAGGCGCGACCATTTCAGCACGTCATTCAGCGCATCCCAGATTTGCAACTCATCCAGTTGTGATTCGAGAATGCCACGATCTTTTGCATCAATTTCCGAAGTGATGCGAATGCCTTTGCGGGTCATATCATCCGGGATAGCATCGACTGCTTCGCCGATGATCCAGGATGAACGATAGGACCATTCCACCAGCATGCGGTTACGACTGGTGAAATTAGCCCGGTAGGTGGATGCTGAGTGCTGGTTAGGTGTCTGCATCCCTACGCGGGCAATAAAATTCTCATAACCATCAGCTGTGGCCTGCACAGTTCGCCGCAGGGCTTGTTTGTTTCGTGCCATCAGGCCTGTCTCCCCAGCTGTTCCCAGATATCCAGCGATGTATCGATTGGCGCGAAGGCCATAATGAATGCATCAGCAACGTTTGGTGACGGTATCTCGCGTTTTGCGAGGTCTTTTTTACTTTCGACCATCACACGTCCGTTACGGTCGAAATCACGATGAGGTGTTGTCAGTTCCAGTTTCAGCTTTTCAAGCAACGGACAACGAGAATCTATGCTGATCAGCTCATCCACAGGATACTGTTCTCCGTTGTTAATGGCGTTAAACGTATTTCTGAAACGGTCAGCCACCAGCCACCATGCCTGAGCCTTAAGATTTGCGAAAAAGTCTTTGTTGGGGATGCCGTTGTACTCGTCATCTGGCTCATGCACACCAGCACCGGCGTTAAACCTCTGGTAATTCACACGTCGCGCGTATGCGTTCTCGCTCTTCCGGTCAGCGTTAATTTCAGAGAATTTAGCACCGGCAGACGCACCAACACCGATAGAGTCGTAAACAATATCTGCTTCACGCTCCAGCGCCGCCTGATAAGTACGCTGGCAGCTCTTCAGTAATTCATCTTCTTTGGCCTTCCATTCGTCGGCCCAGAAAACAACGGATCCGTGACGGTAAACGTTAGCGCACTTATCTGTACCACTGTCAGCCACGTCAAAGCCAATACGCTTTCTTCCACTGGGTTCGAAATTTAACGTTTTGTGCGCATCCACTGCGGCTTCTATCCAAGACAGTTTGATGATTGCTGGATTTGCCCCTATATTTCCAGACATCTGTTATCACTTAACCCATTACAAGCCCGCTGCCGCAGATATTCCCGTGGCGAGCGATAACCCAGCGCACTATGCGGATGCCATTCGTTATAATGCTCGAACGCCTCTGCAAGGTTCTTTGCTGCCGTTAACCCGTCTGGTTTGGGCATGATACTGATGTAGTCACGCTTTATCGTTTTCACGAAGCTCTCTGCTATTCCGTTACTCTCCGGACTCCGCACCGCCGTGTTCTTCGGTTCAAGTCCCAACATCCGGGCGAACTGGCGTGTTTCATTAGCCCGGTAGCATGAACCATTATCCGTCAGCCACTCCACTGGAGACGACGGAAGATCGTTGCCGAAGCGGCGTTCCACCGCTCCCAGCATGACGTCCTGTACTGTTTCACTGTTGAAGCCGCCGGTAGTCACCGCCCAGTGCAGTGCCTCACGATCACAGCAGTCCAGCGCGAACGTGACACGCAGTCTCTCTCCGTTATCACAGCAGAACTCGAACCCGTCAGAGCACCATCGCTGATTGCTTTCTTTCACGGCTACTCTGCCTGTATGTGCCCGTTTCGATGGCGGTACAGCAGGTTTTCGCTCAAGCAACAGCGCATTCTGGCGCATGATCCGGTAAACACGTTTGGCATTGATCGCAGGCATACCATCAAGTTCTGCCTGTCTGCGAAGCAGCGCCCATACCCGACGATAACCATACGTGGGCAGCTCTCCGATAACATGGTGTATACGGAGAAGCACATCCGTATCATCAGTGTGACGACTGCGGCGGCCATCCATCCAGTCATCGGTTCGTCTGAGAATGACGTGCAACTGCGCACGCGACACCCGGAGACAACGGCTGACTAAGCTTACTCCCCATCCCCGGGCAATAAGGGCGCGTGCGCTATCCACTTTTTTGCCCGTCCATATTCAACGGCTTCTTTGAGGAGTTCATTTTCCATCGTTTTCTTGCCGAGCAGGCGCTGGAGTTCTTTAATCTGCTTCATGGCGGCAGCAAGTTCAGAGGCAGGAACAACCTGTTCTCCGGCGGCCACAGCAGTAAGACTTCCTTCCTGGTATTGCTTACGCCAGAGAAATAACTGGCTGGCTGCTACACCATGTTGCCGGGCAACGAGGGAGACCGTCATCCCCGGTTCAAAGCTCTGCTGAACAATTGCGATCTTTTCCTGTGTGGTACGCCGTCTGCGTTTCTCCGGCCCTAAGACATCAATCATCTGTTCTCCAATGACTAGTCTAAAAACTAGTATTAAGACTATCACTTAAATAAGTGATACTGGTTGTCTGGAGATTCAGGGGGCCAGTCTAATTGCCGCATCATCATCAGACTCCGGAACGCCCTCATACACATGTTTAAAACCATCCGGATCACGGCGTCGCGCCGCGTCGATAACCTTAAGCATGGTGTCAGACAGAAACGGATTTTCGTCATAGTTAATTTTGCGGATGAGAGTGCCTTCGGGCGGATCAACAACGAAGTTGCGCCAGACGAAATCAGTAACAAGTCCGGGGTTGAATATGAACCAGCATTCCGAACCCTCTTTACGGATCGTTGGCTCCAGAATTTTCCACTGGTATTCCGTCAGTGCGTGGGCTTCTTCCAGCCACAACACATCGATCCCCTCCAGTGACTTAATTTCTTCGATGTTGCGCCATAATCCATAAAAAACAAATTCCGAGCCAGTAACCCGGTTAATGATTTTGTTGTTCAGAATACGGAAACGGTGCCGCAGACCAAACCTGTCTATCTGAATTTTGAGCAGGGTATACACCGACTCTTCGATTTTATTCTGGATCTGACGGGCACAACAAAAACGCAGGGTGTATTTATTCGACAGAAATATGGCAATGCCAGCGGCATCCCATGATTTTGACGATGACCGACCACCATAAAGCACTTTGTTACGTGCCCGCATAGTCCAGAAACTACGTAAAGCCGGATTCAGCGTCGGTTTGGATGTCAGAGTAGAAGTCATTGAGGTCACGCTCTCCATTGCCATCATCAATACCTGCATCACGGCGAAGACGATCAGCCTCCAGAGACACCTTATCAGTGGCGGCCTTGCGGTAGGCTGTATCAGCAAATATTTTTCCTACCGTCGCAAGCGTGCCAACGATGGACTCAATACGAACTGTATTGCGCATCATTGCTTTCTCGGCGGCGCTGATATTTTCAATCAGCATCTTCCTTTCCTGGTCCCCATTAGCATCTTCCAGCGACACCAACCACCGACCAATATTCTCTGCAGCGACAAGGTTGTTAGCACGAAGGCGAAATAATTCGTCCTCGAGCGTCAACGCTTTAGCGTCCTCTATCACCTCATCTTTGAGCAGAAGGCGACGGGCATAACCACCGTGTTTTAATGCCTGCTGGTTACCGGGTTGGAATGGGTTAGTCGGGGGATCGGTACGCATTCCGCGTATCGGTTTCGTATCCGGTGTAGATTCTGTTTTTAGTTGCGTACTTTTTTGTGTAAGGCCAGTAATGGCAGGCTTTCTGCTGGTACGCACTTTCCTTTTTTGCGTACCATTTTTGCAAACCTGCGTACCGCCACTGCGTGCCCAACCAAGCTTTTTGGCCCTCTTCCTGATAGCCCCTTCTGTAACGCCGTATTTCTCGCCTATATCACGGAGGCTAAGGACTCCGGCCCGGTATGCCGATTCGATGGCCTCCCAGTCCGGTTTTGCCATGATTATGCTTCCTGTGATTTACTGTTATCGCTGCCTGTCACAATAGGTTGCTTTAATTCTTCCTCATCACTCACTCCTGCGACGCTCCGTGGCAGGGCCCCCCACAGGAGTACCTTGTAAATGTAAGGTGTTTAAGCCTAAATTAAGTCGTATCACGGTTAAATAGCAAAGAAAAATTCACAGAAGGAAAGACATTGATGGAGTGGATAAATGCTTTGATGAACTATTTTGTACTTCATCCATATCGCCTATGGGGGCTTCTTTTTATAATAGCGTTCACAAAATCCACTTTACTCATTTCGGCGATATTGCCACCAGCATCAATTATGATGGCCACTGTAATTACAGTCAGCAAGACGACTCTTTCACCATGGGAAGCTGGAATCACGGTCATGAGTGGCGCATGGTGCGGTACTATCGTTAATTACCATCTTGGTATAATAATTGGGCATATCCCTCAACTTGCATGTATAATATCGAGCCGTTCCAATACAATAGAACGGGTTCGCCTTCAGTTGCAAAATAACTCTGTGTCAATACTTTTCACTTCGCGCTTTATCGCCGTGCTGCGTTACATTGCTCCTTTGGTGGCAGGAATGTTGCAACTTCATCCAGTGAAAGTGTATACAGTGAGTCTGATTTCAGCTGCTAGCTGGTCAGCACTTTATGTTGGTAGTTTTAGCTTCGTGTTGCCTTTTTTTAGCTAAACTGCCCATAAAAAGCTCTTGCGAATCCAGCTTCCCCCATTCCTCTGACAACAGAATCTGATTTGAAGGATAATGAGTAAAATTACCGCTACCCCCCAAGGCATTGGATCCTGATGTACTCCTGAAGCATTCTCAATGCTGTCTGGTCGCTGATGATTCCGTCCCGGATACCGAGAACGTTTCGTCCAGCAACTGGAGAGAGTTCGACGGTGGCATCATTGCCCATGCCGGAGGCGCTGGAGGTTTCGGCTGAGGATGGCACAGGGCATTTTCCTTTGACGAGCACCCGACCACCATTATCAAGCTTGCGCCGAAGAGCATCATTTTCAGCTTTTGAAGTGGCACACTGAATTTGGCCACCTGAACAGAGGTGATATGCTCACCTCAGAACAACAGTAAGCGCCCCATCAGCGACGTCTTGTGAAAATTGTCCTGTCTGGCAACAATCGCGCCCATCTATATTGATGGACACGAACGATGAATTCCCAGACAACAAAAGATATTCCCTGCTTCCGTTCTTATTTGCCTGATGCCCTGCGTTTAAGATTTGAAGATAAACTGACCATCCGGGCCATCGCTCAGCGTCTGGGTCTCAGTCATTCCACAATACATACGCTTTTTCAGCGATTTCTTGCATCCGGTATCGCATGGCCATTGCCCGATTCAGTTTCATTCGCTCAACTTGACGCCATCCTTTATGCCAACAGAAAGAAGGAATTAACAGAGCCTCAAATCAGAGAAGGCTCATGGCGAAAAGAACGGCGAACCAGCTATAGCCGTGAATTTAAGGTCCGTCTGGCTAAGCAGGCGTTACAGCCTGGGGCTGTTGTTGCCCGGATCGCCAGAGAACACGATATCAATAATAACCTGCTGTTTAAATGGAAAAGCCAGTACGAGGACGGCTTACTGAGCGATGATGACATACAGGAATGCATGCCTGTCCCGGTGGCTCTGACTGATACGCCGGAGCCGACCAGACCAGTTACAAATCCCTTCTGGCGTAACAAGCATGATGAGCGCCCTGAGGGGGCTCCCGGAAACGTCCCACGGTGCGAGCTGCATCTTAAATCAGGTGTGGTAAAACTGTTTGACCCTCTCACTCCGGAACTGTTACGGGCGCTAATCCGCGAAATGAAAGGGGGTATCCGATGATAACGCTGCCGACCGGTACCAAAATCTGGATCATCGCTGGCATCACAGATATGCGTTGTGGCTTCAATGGCCTGGCTTCGAAGGTGCAGAACACGCTGAAAGATGACCCGTTCTCCGGGCATATCTTCGTCTTCCGGGGCCGCAGTGGCAAAATGGTGAAAATACTGTGGGCCGATCGTGACGGGTTATGCCTGTTCGCCAAACGCCTGGAACGGGGCCGCTTCGTCTGGCCGGTGACCCGGGAAGGGAAAGTGCACCTGACGCCAGCTCAGTTATCCATGCTACTGGAGGGGATCGCGTGGCAACATCCCAAACGGACAGAACGGCCTGGCATCCGGATATAACCCGTGATAAAACAAGGGAATGAACAATGAACTCCCCGATGATATTGAGCTGCTTAAAGCCATGTTGCGTAAGCAACAGAGTCGGCTTCGACAGTATGCCTGTCAGGTCGCGGGCTATGAGCAGGAAATTGAACGGCTGAAAGCGCAACTCGACAGGTTGCGTCGTATGTTGTTCGGCCAGAGTTCAGAGAAAAAGCGTCATAAGCTTGAAAATCAGATCCGACAGGCAGAAAAACGACTGTCGGAACTGGAAAACCGGCTGAACACAGCCAGAAATCTTCTGGAAGATGCATCGTCAGTCACAGATTCACCTGACACCAGTCCCCCGTCAGAAAACCCGATCGCCAGTAAGCCTGAATTCCCGGGACGAAAATCTTCACGAAAACCGCTGCCGGCAGAACTTCCCCGGGAGACACATCGCCTTCTGCCTGCTGAAACCAGTTGCCCGGCCTGTGGAGGTGTTCTGAAAGAAATGGGGGAAACAATCTCAGAGCAACTGGATATCATTAATACCGCCTTTAAAGTTATCGAAACCATACGTCCCAAACTGGCCTGTAGCCGGTGTGATGTCATCGTTCAGGCACCACTTCCTCCTAAACCGATCGAACGCGGTTATGCCAGTGCAGGGTTACTTGCACGGATCCTGGTCAGCAAATATATGGAACATATCCCTTTATATCGCCAGTCAGAAATATACGCGCGACAGGGCGTGGAGCTGAGCCGTAATACCATGGTGCGCTGGGTATCAGAAATGGCAGACAAACTCCGTCCTCTGTATATAGCGCTGAATGACTATGTTCTGGAGGCAGGAAAGGTGCACGCAGATGACACTCCGGTGAAAGTACTGGCCCCGGGGAACGGAAAGACGAAAACGGGTCGTCTGTGGGTATACGTCAGGGATGATCGTAATGCGGGTTCATCCCTGCCGGCAGCCGTCTGGTTCGCGTATTCGGCAGATCGCAAAGGAGAACATCCGCAGCTCCACCTGGCAAAGTATCAGGGCGTACTGCAGGCTGATGCCTATGCAGGTTATAACGTACTGTACGAAACGGGCCGGGTGAAGGAAGCCGGGTGCCTGGCCCACGCCCGCCGAAAAATCCATGACGAGGATGTGCGCCGTCCGACAGAAATGACTCAGGAAGCGCTCAGACGGATAGCAGAGTTATACGACATAGAAGCGGAGATACGTGGCAGTCCGGCAGAGGAACGGCTTGCAGTCAGAAAAGCCAGAAGCGTCCAGTTGATGCAGTCGTTGTACGACTGGATACAGTTGCAGAGGAAAACGCTGTCGAAACATGCGGAGATGGCGAAGGCGTTCGACTATATCCTGAATCACTGGAATGCGCTGAACGAGTTCTGTCGTGACGGCTGGGTGGAAATAGACAACAACATCGGTGAAAACGCGTTACGATCGGTGGCGGTTGGAAGAAAAAACTTATCTCTTTTTCGGCTCAGACAAGGGAGGAGAAAGTGCGGCGATCATCTACAGTCTGCTGGTCACCTGCAAACAGAACGAAGTGGAGCCGGAGGACTGGTTGCGCGAAGTGATCGAGAAGCTCAATGA